TGGGTGCGATTCAGGCCGCTGACAAGTTGTCCGTTCTGTGCGAGATCGGCCTGCAGGCGGCCATCAACAATTCCCTGTTCGGCCCTCTGCGCCCTCTTGAGGTCATCGATCCTTGCCTGTGCAGCCTTGGCATCTTTCAGCCGGTTGCTGCCGCGCGCCTCTTCGAGCTTCTTCTGCTCATCAATTATCTTTGCCTCAATGGCTTGCACATTGACGGCGGCTTGTTTCTTACGTTCCTCGAGTTGTTTTGTGGCGTCTAGTTCCGCCCGCTGCCGCTGATCCAATCGCGACGCCAAATAATCTTCAACGCGTTGCGCTGCGGCAAGCCGCTGATTGAACAGGTCTTGCTGCCTTGCAACTTCGCGGTCGTAAGTTTCTTTCGTCAGGATTCCATCACGCACCTGTTGCTGGGCCTGCTCGATGCCGGCCTGCAACGCTTGCGCGGCAAGTGCTCCAACATTGCCAAACTGCTCCGCCTTTACGATGAGCGAGTCGATGCCCTTGTTCGTCTGCTCAAATGCCTTTGTGAATCCATCTCCAAACCCTTGCTCTGTTGCTTGCTGCTGCTCTTCGAGCTTGGCTTGGAGTTGGTCAAGTTGCCCAAGTCGCGCGGCGGCGGCGTCTGCTTCTTTTGCCAATCCTACCTGCCGAGCGGATGCGAGTTCGCCTTGAACGCGAGCAGTCTCGCGGGCGACCGCAGCGAGATCCTCTTGCACCTTGGTCGCCTCATCAGACGCTTTCAAGAGACCATCGACCCGCTTCTGATCCGCCTCCGTTTGCTTGGCTGCGGCGTCTTGCGCTTCTTGCCGAGCTGAGACTTCGGAATTAATCAAGTCATTTACTCTCCGCTGGGCCTCCTCAATCCGCTTGATCTCTTCGGAGGTCATGTTCAGCGGGTCTTCGACCGATGCGACCACGGCCTCGAACTGCCGCATCGCGTCTGTTACGACGCTGCTCTGATCGACGATCCCGTTGAAGAACGATTCAAACCTGTCTCGCGTTTCTTCAATGTTCGTCTGAATCTTGAATGCTGGAGCACGCTCCTGCTCAATTTTGGCCCGAAGTTCTTGAATGTATGTCTGTGCTGCGCCGGCCGCAGCGGCCTGCTGCTCTTGCTCGTTTCCGAATACGGCATCGGTCACGCCGTTGATGATCTGTTGCCCGGCTTGTTCCAGTTCTGCGAGATTTTGCTGGAGTTGTTCGTTCGCGTTGACTTGCAGATTTTGCCCAAAAGCCTCAAGGTCAGAGCTCACGTAACTGCCGATCGCTTCCAAAACTTTTCCGAGAGCGACGGCGATTCCGTTTCCAATGATCTCAAACGTGTTGAAGATTGCCTTGAACGTACCGCTCAGCGACTCGAGCACTCCTGTGACTCTGGTGAACGCGTCGCTTACGGAGGCGAGCGTGACACCAAATCCGGTGAACGATCCGATGAACTTGTCGAAGATGCCAGCGAAATACTCGGCTCCTTGCAGGAGCACGTCGGTGATCGCATTCGCAATCCCGGTGCCGCCTGTTCCCTGCGCTCCGCTCCACTCTTCGACAAACTTTAGAAACTCTTCAGTGACGGCCGTAACCGCCGGAGCGAGGTTCCCAATCACCTGCCCGATAATCCCTTGAATCGTTGCGCTCACAAGATCAAACGCGTCGTTCATGTCTGCGACATTGTTGATCTGCGTCTCGTTGACGATGATGCCGAGCCGTTCCGCTCGCGCCTGCAACTCCTCAATGCTCGCCGCTCCCTCGCGGAACAGCGGCGCGAGCGCTGCCCCTTGCTTTCCGAACACTTGCACCGCGGCGGCGGCTCGCTCGGCGGCGGTCGGGAGTTGCGAGATCGCAGCCCCGATCGTGGAGAATTGCTGCTCGGGAGCGAGGGCTCGCAGTTCCAGCACCGACAAGTTGATGCCCTTCAATGCCTTGTCGAGTTCGCCGCCCGGAGTCGCCTTGCCGATGTTTATGGCGAGTTTCTGCACAGCCGCACCAAACGCCTCGGTATCGACGCCGGCCAGTTTCGCCGCGAGCGAGTAACCCTGAAGAGCTTCGACGCCGATGCCGGTGCGGGCAGAGAAATCGTTCAGCGTGTCGAGAGACGAGTTCACAGACGTCACAAGCGACGTGATCTGGCTGGCGGCACTCGTGAACGTGCGGCTCAAAATCTGCAGCCCGTCAACGATCGCCCGGCCGATCTCCAGTTTCGTGAGCAGGGAGACGTTTCGGTTCAGTCGCTCAATGTTCTTGTCGGCATCGCCCGCCGACTTTCCGGCCCGGTCGAGGTCTTGGCTCGCCTTGGCGGCTGCCCGGTTGAACTGATCTTGCGTCAGCCGACCTTCGCGAAGGTGTACGTTCAACTCTTGAATCTGCTGGTCGTACCGCTCCTGCGGCGTGAGGTTCGCTTTGATGATGCGGGCAGCATCGGCAACGGCTTCTGCACGTTGCTGCTCTGCCTTTGCGGCTGCGGCACTGTCACCGAGCGCGTCGGCCTTCGCCCTGGCGGCGATTTCCTCGCTGATCGCACCTTGTTCCTGCAGGCGAGTGATACGCTCGATCTGAACAGCCCGCTTCTCCTCTTCGGTGCGGTACTGTGCGGTAATCTTCGCGCCTTCAGCGAATGCGGCGGCGGTGTCATCGGCGGCGAGTTGCAGTTCCTTGAACCGACGGGCGAACTCGCGCGGGTCGAGACCGGCTTCAAGTTCTTTGTTTAAGTCTGCGAACTGTTTCGCGACTCGCTCCTGCGCCTCGCCGGCGGCGGCCGATTCACGAGCCAGCGGGCGAAACGCGAGAGCGGATTTCTCTGCCTGCTCCGACAGGCTGATGAGCGCCCGCTCGGCAGGCTTCAGCGACTGCTGAACGCCGGTGGCGTCCGCGCTGATCTTCATTGCCAAGCCGAGAATGTTCGCCATCGCTACTGTCCTAGCCCAAGTTGTTTCGCCAGTTCCCGAATCACGTCAGCCGCCTGGGCGTCATGCTGCGGCGGCTTTTCTAGTGGTATGAAATCTTTCGCTGACGGTGCCTTGCCTCGTGCCGAGTATTGAATCGCCGCCAGTGAAGCCAGCAATCCCGTCTCAGCCCATGAATCTGGAATCGCCTCGTAGTACCTCGTGTACGCCCGCCACTCGGAAAGTTCCTGCGAGTCCATTCGCTGAAACAATTCCTTGACCGTCATCTTCAGATGCCCCGCCAACTGAAAGGCGAACCTTCGCGTCGGCGAGACGTTCAGTCTTTTCCCAGTTCTTCGACATCCGCCTCCGACATCGCGTTGTGCTTCATCGCCTTTTCGAACAACCGGCTCATGACCGCTGCCGACTTTTTCCCGAGTTGCTCAATCTGATCGCGCGTGAACAGGAGTTTTCCGTTCTCGTCGCAGAGCACCCGCTGGAGGTACTCGGTGCGGAAGTTTTCGATGCCCGTCTCCTTCTTGCCGATCCACATCCGCTCGTAGGCGTCGCGCTCACCAACGCTCATCACGCGGATGAACACGCTGCCCTTCCACTCCCTGACCTTCACTTCGAGGAGCCCGAGATCATCCGCCGCGAGAATCTGTTCTGCTGAAAGTGCCATCTGCTACTCCATGACGATTTTGAACGTGGAGGTGTAACGAGCCACGTCGTTCACCTTCCCCGCCGTCGCAAACGTCTGAAGAATCGCCTTCGTGGAGCACGTGAGCCCGCCGCCCGTGAAGGCGATCGTTTTCTTGAGGCCACGCTGCGAGAGCCCAAGGCTTGCGGTGGACAGGGACAGAATCTCTATAGTCCCTGCGTCAAGCGAAATGACGCTGTCACGGCCGATCGGCAGAGAGCCGCCGGCAGTGATCTTCACATCGACCACTTCCTCAAGCGACAAGCCGCCCCACGTGACAGTGACGCCGGTACACGGGTTTGCCATGACGGGCCTCCGTCACGGCACTAGACGCGTGCGACTCGGAGCGTGGCCTGCCCGCGGATTGCGTCGTTCGTAGCCAGCGTGAGGGTGCTCGCGTTGACCGTATACGGAAGGCTTGAGAACCCAGAGATCGCCGTGCCGGCAATCGTGATCGAGCACGTCCCAGTGGAGGCGTCCGCAATAGGAGCCTTGCCGAGATAGTCGAACTGGATCGTGCGACCCGTGTCGCTGGTGCTGCCCTGCAGGGGCTTATCCTGCGTCAGAATCGACGCCCCGGTCGTGAGGCCCAGGTGCGACACGTCGATCTTCTCGGCCGTCGCGTTCGGGTCGGTGAACTGGATGACAATGTTCGTGACGGTGTACTGCGTCGCGCCGAGCCTGAGGACTGTTCCCGTTCCATCATGCGGGGTATCGGCCATGTGCTAACTCTCCTGCCAGAGGATGCTAAACGTGAGCGTGACGCTATACACCGGCGGGGCGTCTCCGCCCGCCAACTGCACGAACCCGTCAGCCTCGCCGTCGAGGCTCACGTGCCGTATATCTATTCCTAGTTTTTGCTGCCCCCATCCATCCAGAACCCGCCGAACCTTGTCCGCTAGGTCTCTTACTGCCTCGTAAGTGAGGGCATAGCAGTCGATAGCCAGCACTACGGTCGGCATTCCCATCGGGCCAGAAAGCGTCTGCTGCCGCTGTACGGCTTGCCGCCGCCACGTCACGAACGGGATCGCTGCCGTGGCAGGGGCGAGCACGGGATAGATCCGGTCGCCCACGGCGAGGGCTACCGCCGGGTCTTGGAGGAGGGCGGTGGCGACAGCCTGTTCCGGCGCTTGGAGTGGCATACCCGCAGGATGCCACGCCGCCCCCGGAGGCTTGCAGGCTCAGAGAGTGTCGGTGCCGGTGATCGACCCCGAGTTCTTGTACCGAAGGGCAGACCATGCCTCCGAGAGCCTCAGCGAGAGTTCACGCTGGAGGTATTCGGCGACTTGGCCTTGAGTTTGATCCCACGCGGTCTGTACTGGGGGCTTGCCGGCAACGCCGCCCTCGGGTGTCGGAGGGATGACAATCGGTTCGGAACTCGCCTTGAAAAATGCCTGTGGATACGCAGGATCTGTCTGAACTCGATTGCGGTTCAAGTCGCGCACCATCCTGAACGGCCCGAGCCTGTTGAAGCTGCTCGCTATGTATTTGCCCTGCCCCTTCTGAACGACGTGCGGCCTGACCTCCACAGTCGTGCCGCTTGGCATGCGTCGGGTGTGACCGCGTCGGCTATAGGGCTTTGTGCTTTTCTTCTGGATCACTCGCTGCTTCGTTCCAAACTCCAACCACCATTGATGAAACGCACGATCCGGTCCAACCCGCACCGTACCGCCTTGAGCCTCAACCGACC